AGATATATTCTTAAACAAATTAAACACTAAATACAGGGCGTTTGTAGGCGGCTTTGGATGTGTGCGAGCTAGTACGCTAATACATACTATTGATGGTCTAATTCCCATTTCTGATATAACAAGTCCAACGCTTGTTTTATCTTGGTCTGAGAAGAATAATCAATTCGAATATTGTCTAAGTGGTGGAGCGTTCCCAAAAGGTAAGGCGAATCTTTACCGAGTGACAACAGAGCAAGGAGAATTTGTTGCGCTCGAATCTCACCGCGTGCTTTGCGCTGACCATAAGTATCGACAGGTATCAGACCTTTCCGTTGGCTGTGGGGTAGCTTCATTCTGTCAATCCCCTCCTTCGACCATTTCGGAATTTGCCCCATTATCGTATCCTTTAAATGATCTGCATTTGATGCAAAAAGCCGCAAATTATCTGGGTGGTTATGCAAATGAAGCCCGTCAATATGGTCTACAACTTCTAAAACATCAAGATAGCGGCCTATCTTCTTTTCCATTACAAGACGATGCTCAAGTATTATCCCTGAATTCCTGTCCTTCCTTATTTTCTGGTTCGGGTGATCAATTGGAGCTTTTGCATAAGCATAGCCGGATTGGTTTATTTGACGACCAGAAATATACTGATGGTTTAGCTCATCATTCATTGCCCCTTGATTCAGTCTCGGTAGGTCAAGTTTTAACATCATTTTTTGAACGTATTTTGAGGGGCAATTTGCTTTTTCCGCAATTTCCTTCGATGTCCTTACTCCATCGCACAGCGAGATTATCAAATCTATATCGTATTTATAAACGCCTTTTACGCCCATTATTGCCTCCAAATAGTTCATGTAGTGCCGTATCCACTATTATATCAATAGATAGGCTAGAGATCAAAGAGCCTTATTATGATATGCAAGTAATGGATAATAATAATTACGTTACTAGTGACGGGTCTATACACCACAATAGCTCAAAGACGTTTAGCGGTTGCCTTGATTTATTGATATTCGCTAGTAAACACCCAAAGACAAGACAAGGCTATTTTGCGCCTACCTATGGTGATATAAGAGATATTTTCTATCAGACCATAGAAGAGGCCGCAAACTTAATGGGCTTCACTGTTGATATAAAGTCGGGTAACAAGGAAGTGCATTTATACAGAGGGCGCTTGTATTATGGCACTATCATTTGCCGCTCAATGGATAACCCTTCATCAATAGTCGGATTTAAGATAGCTAGGGCGCTAGTCGATGAGATAGATATATTGCCAAAGGATAAGGCAGATATAGCGTGGAATAAGATAGTGGCTAGATTGCGATTGAAGATTGACGGGGTAGAAAATGGAATAAGCGTAGCAACCACGCCAGAGGGCTTTAAGTTTGTTTATTCTAAGTTTTCTGAAAACCCCACTGAAAGCTATTCAATGGTTCAAGCATCAACTTATGAGAATGAAGAGTATTTACCTGATGATTATATTGAAACGCTTAAGGAGACTTATCCAAGTGAATTGATTAACGCCTATATCATGGGTGAGTTTGTAAACCTGACATCTGGCACAGTTTTTAATTCATACAATCGAGTACAGCACAGATCATCTGAAACAATACAAGATAAAGAGCCTCTACGCATAGGAATGGATTTTAATGTAACTAATATGAGCGCGGTTGTTTACGTCATGAGGGATAAAAAATGGCACGCAGTTGATGAAATAAGCGCGGCCTATGATACCCCGGCAATTATTGCTATAATTAAGGAAAGGTATATAGGTCATAATATCAGGGTGTATCCAGATGCCAGCGGCAAGAGCAGAAAAACAGTTGACGCATCAATAAGCGATATAGCGTTATTGGAGCAAGCAGGTTTTATAGTTTATGCTAATAAAGCTAATCCATTGATTAAGGACAGAGTGTTAAGTACGAATGTAGCGTTTAGTAAAGGGCTGTTATTTATTAATGATGATAAATGCACTGAGTATGCTAAATGTATGGAGCAGTTGCCTTATGATAAAAATGGGCAGCCTGACAAGAAAAGCAATTTAGATCATTTGCCTGATGCTGGTACATATCCAATAGCATTCGAGATGCCAATCACAAAACCAGTTGCACAATTGAAAGTAAGTTTTGCAAGATAACGATAAAGCTAGTGGCTGAGTCATAAATAGAGATTATATATGTCAGTTACAGATCAACATAAAGAATACTCCGAGTACATAAATCAGGTTAATCAGGTAAGAGATTGCGTGGACGGTGCAAGAGCAATTAAAGCACGCTCAAGCGGCAAGGCTTATTTGCCTATGCCTTCACCTGGCGACACGTCACAAGAAAATGCAGATAGATACTCTGATTATAAAACCCGCGCAAACTTCGTAAACTTCACCGCCCAGACTAAAGATGGCATGGTTGGCATGGTTTTTAGAAAGCCGCTAGAGGTAGAGTTGCACAGTGAGATTGAATATCTATTAACCAATGCTGATGGCGGTGGCTTAACTATTGAGCAGATGGCCATTGAAGCTATTGGTGAGAACATAGAGGCTGCGCGGTACGGTTTATTAGTTGATTACCCAGAATCAGAAGAGGGTTTAACAAAAGCAGAGATAGCACGGCTAGAGCTACAAGCATCAATATTAGCGTATAACTTCGAGTCTATTATTAATTGGCGAACTACGGTTATAGGCTCTGCTAAGAAATTATCATTAGTCGTATTAGAAGAAGATATTGAAGTTGTTGACGCTGATGGCTTTGGCGTAGTAGATGAGAAGCAGTATCGAGTATTAAGGCTAACAGATGGCATTTATACTCAGCAGTTATACGATGAGGGTAGCACGCCTAAAGGAGAAGAATTTACACCTCGAAAATTCAATGGTGAGTCATGGGATACGATACCTTTTAAATTTATTGGGGCATTGAATAATGATGAAACTGTAGATAAAAGCCCGCTATATGATATTTCAGAAGTTAATATAGCGCATTATCGCAATAGCGCAGACTTTGAAGAAAGCGCTTATCAAGTAGGACAACCAACACCCGTTATAGCCGGCCTTACTGATTCATGGGTTAAAGAGAACATGAAGGGTGGAGTCATGTTAGGTTCAAGAAGCGCTATATTACTTCCAGAAGGCGGTGCGGCAACGTTACTACAGGCAGAATCTAACTCCATGCCGATGGAGGGGATGGAAAAGAAAGAAGCGCAGATGATTAAACTTGGCGCTCGTATCATTCAAGACTCATCAGGAAATGAAACAGCAGAGGCGGCACGTATTCGCTTTGGTGGTCAGAATTCACAGCTTGAGGTCATTGTAGTTAATACAGAAGATGGATTTAAGGCTGTCTTAGAGTGGGCCGGTGAATTCATGGGCGGTGATGGCGAGATAGTGTTTAATCTTAACCGTGAATTCTATGATAAGAATTTAGACGCACAGCAGGTCATGGCCCTTATTCAATTATCAGATCGTGGTGATATTACCAATGAAGAATTAAGAGGCTCATTGCGTAGAGCTAATTGGATAACTAAATCAGATGATGAGATTGACGAAGAGAACGAGAGCAACGGTTTTAATTTAGAGGGCATTGATAACAATTTAATGCCAGCACAGCCGCAAGCTAATGATGGTGCTTTGGTGGCTATATTGGAGCGCTTATCACAGCCTATTGAAGGGCAAGTATTAACATCAGGACCACAATCAGCGCCTAGTATTATTATTGAGGCTATAACGATACAAATGCCAGAGGGTATGATTACTTTCCCTGAGAATATGGTGAGTGTTGAGGTTTCACCCCCTACGGTAACAGTTGAGGCGGCACAGATTAATGTAGAAGCCCCAAATATAACGGTTGAGGGCAATCCAGTGACAGTGGTTAATGATAAGCCAGAAAGTATATCAATCGAAACAGATGAAAATGGTGATATTATTGGAGCTAAAATAGATGGCTAATAATGACGATATTTCCATAAAAGAAGATGATACGGGGGAGCTTGTATCGGTTCGGACGGTATTAATAGACGGCAAGCATTACCCTGTATATTTAAACGCAGATAAAACAGGCGCATTAATTGATTCTGATAACCCATTGCCTGTTAATGTGTCTTTTGATGATTCACTAATATCTAATAATAGACTTAAAGATGAACTGATAGATTTAAACAAACAAATGAAGATTTTAAACAAATACCTGTCTAATTGGCATGGTGAAGAAATAACAGAAGAGGATCTATAAAATGTCAGTAATTGAAAGCTCAGGAATTGTAAAGAATGGGATGCTCGTTGACTCGCAAGGTAGAGGCATTGTAGCGGCTTCAATTGAAGCAGAAGATAGGCATATTAATATCAGCAGCGGGAACGTATGGTCGCTTGACCTTCATGAAGTGGCTACAACTGCCAGTACCAAGGCAACGCCTTTATATGTGGCGTATTTTGAAAATACATCACAAGTTCATTATCACATGACTGATATGAGGGTTCATTGTGGTGATGTGGCTAGTATTGTCGATGTTGATGAAGTCACTGTGGGTACTATTGGTAACAATACTTCGTTCTTACCTTCTCAAGCAGCATCTAGAAATGTGGGCACATCGGCTAATCCTCTTGGGAATATGGCTTCTGCTACATCGCAGACAGGGCTA